GGAGAAGTGCCATCAACAGCCTGCTGGCCAAGTTCGCGACACCCCGCTGGCCAATGCCATTCCATGGCAGCACATAGCTGTCCATGTTCTCCACCACCGGCTCGTTGGACCGGGGGATGAGATACGGAATAGTCAGTGACGCACAACGACGTGCGCGACTCAGCCAATAGTTCCTGGTGCTGATGTGATCATTCCAGAAGTTCTCGCAGGACATTTGCTACATCGCGATGTTGAGGCCACCGCCACCGCCTTGGCTGCTTTGACTGCCGAGGCGAAGCGATGCAGATGCACGCTTCTTTCTCTTCTTGCTGTTACGGGCAGAGACCGTCGCTCGCGCACCCGTCCGGTTGGGCCCAGCCCCAAGGATTCGCAGTGACGTGAGCGCCGCATTGCCGCGTGCTCGCCCTTCCATCAGTCGCTGGCTGTTGTACGCCAGCTGCTGCTGCATCGCCGCGTTTGCCGCGGCCTGCTGCTCCTGCAGCACTGTTTGCTGCTGTTGTGTCGCTGCAGCCTGCTGAACAACAGGGTTGCTCTGGAAGATTGGAAGGTTGCTGTTAATGCTGATGCCAGGGGCAATCTGTAGCCAGCTCATGTCACACCCCCAGGTTGACGCCAGCACCGGCTGCCGCTGGGGCACCACCGGTGTTGATCTTCAACGTATTGCGGCTCGTGTCCTTTTTCGGCTTGATCGCTTCAGTCACCTGAGCCCCTTCCGCTTCTGTCTGCTGAGCAGTGGTGTTGTACGCACCAGCGAACTGCGCAGCCATGTCTGCAGCCAACGCCTCCTGCTCTTGCTGGAACTGAATCCGCAGGTCTGATGCACGCTGGTTCGCTGCTGCGATCTGCTGCTGCAGCTGTTGAGTGAAGGCCTGCTGCTGTGCCTGCATCTGCTGTGTATAAGCAGACATGTCAGAGCCGCCCTGCGGTTTCTCCATCTTCATCTGCGGAGAAGGCGCACCGAAACACATGATCAGACTCCTGTGATGTTGAGGCCAGCACCAGCGGCCGATGCGCTGGACCCACCTCGTGAAATGCGCAACGCCTTCTTGTTTGTTCGCGCCTTCTTCTCGTTCAACTTCGGCGCCTCCGCGTTCTCCTCCGGCGGAGGGGGGCCAATCAGATTCGCCAAACGCTGTGCCTGCGCAGCCGTTGTCTCGGCTCGCTGCATCTCGATGTCACGCAACTGCGCGAGCTGTGACTGCTCTGCACGCAACGCATCATTCAGCTGCGCCTGCATCGTGGTCGCGCCCATGTTCATCGCGCTGTTCATCGCGCTGATCTGAGCGTTCAACTGCTGGTCGTATGCACCAGTGTTGGGCATCGTGATCGTGCCGCCGCCGCCTCCGAAACACATCAGATGGGTGCCTCCTGCTGCTCTTCTAGCTTCTGGGCCAGCCAACGCACCACTGAGCACTGGCCAGCACGGAACCAAACCTCCCGATCGTTCCAGTCCAAATCGGCCGATCGCTCGGGGAATTGGGTGGCAAGAGCGGCAACAAGTCGCTCGTCGATCGGGGGGATGTAATCCATGTCCTCAGGTTACCGGTGGGCTCCAGAGAACAGGTAACTGTTTACTGATGTCGTATTCACCTGTGCGAAGTATTCGCGCACAACGGGCCATTTGAAGGGCGTACTCCTCCGTCAACCCAGCCTTCAGGTACGCCTCCAACACCTGGCGCCACATCTCCGCTTCGGAGTGGCAGGAGGCCAACAGCTTTCGCGCAGCCACCTGTCCAACCTTGGGGCAGCCCTTGTATCCGTCAGCCGGGTCGCCGATCAAGATCTGCTCGTACAGCTGACGATCAGCTTGTGACTGGCTCACGGCATCAATCTCACCATCCGGCGTCAGGTGCAAACCCGCCAGCGTCCGCATGTCCTTGTCGCCCGAAACGATGATGTCTTCCGGGTTCGTGAACAGCCCGATGATGTCGTCACCCTCTATGCCCCAGAGCCTCCACACCTCACAGCCAAGGTGCAGCGCCATGGTGTTCATCTTCCCCAGGAAAGCGTTGTAGCCACCCGGAGGGCGCCGTTCACGCCTGTTCGCCTTGTACAGCGAATAGACCTTCTTCCTGAAGTTGGGCCCCCAGCCACGACAGAAGATCACCTTGTGTCTGGGGTACTTCTGCTGCAACTCGACCACCTGGGCCCGCAGATTGTTCAGCGCCTCTCCATGACGGAACACCTGTACCCAGTCACCACTCCCCCAGTCCTGGTCCTCGACCGCCGCCATGCAATGGCGGTAGCCGTAGAACTCAGCGTCAAACATGATCTTCTTCATAGGGCACGCACCTCAGCTGATGGCCAACGGTTCAATAGGTATTGACATGCCTTTGTCTTTGACGACGCACGCATGACGACTTTCATCGGCTGATGGCCGGGCTGCCGCACCACCAGCTCGACCTCTTTCGTCTTCTCGTGTTCAGCTGCCCTGGTCAAGCCAGGGCCTTCAGTCATGCGGGCCTCATTGTGGAAGGCTTCGACCCGCTGGTCGTACCTCTTGTCGCGCCAAGCCATCACTCTCTCTCCATTTCAAAACAGTGACGGCCAAACCAAAGGGCCCCATCCCAAAAGTTGCGGGAGTAGTTATTGCCAGACCGTATTGCGTCTGATACTTGATCGTGGCAATAGTGCATCAAGCGAACAATGGAATCACGATCAACGTCTAGTTTTCTCCCCGCGATCCCTAAGGTTGCGCTCGTCGTAGACTCTTGTGAGCTTGTGCGCTGCACCAACACTCCAGGAGACAACACAACTCTCTGGGGAGGTTGAGTGGATGGTTCCATTTTTCCATCCTCCGGCTGTGTAGAACTGAACTTCTTGTCCATGAATGAATCGGTGAAAGGTCATTGGATTCCGTAGTGGCCCATCGATTTGAAGGTTTCCAGATCACGGAATGTGGGATCTAGGAACTGTGGGTTTGCCTCCAGAAATTCACGGCTCGGCAACACCGGATTGATCGACCTCTTGTTGAACTCAACGATCGACCACTTGCCTGTAACGAGGCCCCGTTCAAGGATCTTGCGAATCTCCTTCTCGGAGAAGATGGGTTCAAGTCCCATCGTCGTGCTCAGTCAGAGTCTTGATGTACTCCGCCCATGCACGCCTCGTCAGGCCAGGCCCCGCCGCTGGTTCTGCTGCAGGCAGTGCCTTCAGCGGGGCAGGGCGAGGCGGCAACATCTGAAGCTGCTGGTAGGTGGGCTGCACCAGTGGTGGCAACTCCTCCTTAAACCCCCAGCACCGGTTGGCCAGACCGTTCTCACAGCGATAGAGCGGTGACATCAGCTCTACCCAGGTTGGGTATCGCAAGAAATCACGATCAGCTGTGGATTGAAGCCACTTCTCTGCAGCCCAGAACAGCTGCTGATCATTGACTTCAGGAAACTCGCTACAGAACGAGACGTACTTGAGTTGACAGATGTTGGCGGACCAACGGTCCTCCGCTCTGATGCGCAGCTGTTGCGCCACCATCTCTGCCACCGTCAAGAATGTCTCGATCGTGGCTAACCCTTGTTGAGATGCCATCGGCTAATGGCCTCCTGCGCAGCGCTGTTGATTGGCTGTGGACCAAGTTCAGCAGGGGCCTCAACCTTGTCGCCGAGGTACTCCCACCTCAGCCCCTGCCACCCGCTTTCGACTCCAGCCTTCGCAAGCAGTATCTGCTTCCAATGAGGCAAGCGGGACACACGTTCGACATTGCTTAGCCACGCCTTTTCTGTCCAAGCGGCTTTCTTGCCGTGCTTGCTGTAGCGCGACTCATTCCACCATTCCACCAATGCGTACCTTGCGTCCTCGATGATTTGCCCAAGTTCGGGAAGATCCACGTCTGCGATGAACTGAGGCGGACGCTTGGACGGCTTTGGCTTTGGCTCGTCTTCTTCTTCGGGGTCACCATTTGGCTCAGCGTGGCGTACGGAGTCATCAGCGTCTTGATCAGACACAGGATCCTCAAGCCAACCTCGCTCTCTGCCTGCGTAGACACACAGCCGCTCAAGCGTGGCGAACGACTTTCCGCAAGCACGGCAAACGCGAGTGCGACGAGTAACAGCGCCACTAGCGCGAGTTTCGATGACGGTTTGTTTTGGATGGCCACATTCAGGGCAGTTCATAGAACACCTTCATTTGAATTTGCTGTTGTTGTTGCTTTGCCTGGACCCACTCCGCCTCAACGCGAGCAATGATTGACACCCGGTCGTCGCGCCAAATCAGGCCATTGCCGGCATCCATCACCGCGCCAAGCAGATTGTCCAGGTCGCCCCTGGCGGGCCCGTGGAACCGGACCCATAGGACGTTCACTGTTTCCAACGGTGCTTCCGCCCAGTGCTCGGCCATCAAGGCCCGCATCTCCGCAATCCACGTCTTGTATGGCTTGTCCATGTAGGCGTTGTTTGCGTAGAACCGCGGGCGCTGCTTGGTCTTGAGCGGAACGTTGAAAACAAACTCACGGCTGGTGAGAGGCATCAGAACGGCATCTCTTCATCCGTCGCCAGCTCCGCCACTGCGGCCGAGACCTTTGACTGGAAGCTGCCGGCCGGTGGCTCGATGGAACACGGGGTGCCAAAACTCTCGCCCTGGTCCAGCACATAGCCGGACTCCTCAGCCTTGAATGCCATGTCCTCCTGTGTTTCGTACTCAACAAGGTCGAGCACTTGCAGGCCACGTAGCTCCATGCCCACACCAGGGTTGGGCTTGCCCAGGCCCCATGGATAAATGTGGAACTTGATGCGGCCAATGGAACCGTTGCCGATCAACTTGTCTGACGGCCACTGATTGACGCCGGTGCTGTCAACAACAATCGGCGGGCCCTTCGCGTCACCACGAGTTGTGAACTCACGGCGTTTAAAGGTGAACTGCATCTTGCCGGTGGCATTGCCGTCCTTGTCCACATGGGGCTTAAACGGCACGCCGTGTTGGTGGGGCTTCTTCTTGCCGTGCTCCTCAACGTATTTCTCGCGGATGGTCTTCATCAGCTCTTCGCAAGCAGGGTCGGTGTCTTCCAGCAGAAGAGTCACCGACCACTCGCGCTTTTCGGTGTCACCGTCGAATCCGCGGGGCTCGCCCAGGACCTTGGCCCATTGGAGTTCGCCCTTTGGCGTGAAGAGGATTTGGTTGGTTGGCATGTCTGCACATGTGGGGTGCAATGCGAAAGTAACCTCCTTTCCTCGACATGGCCAGCCCTACGCCGAAGTTGCCTGAGTCTTACGAGAATACATAGCTATTTTCGCCGATCACGCCGGGCGAAATGTTGCCTCTCACCGGGGGCTTCGGCAGCTCAACACCCGCATTACGACTGACTTGTTGGCGGATCTCCTCCAGCCAGTCTGGCTTGTGCAGCTCCCGCAGCTCATGCAGCAGCCCGTCATGGAGAAAAATCGCATCTCCAGGCACAGTTGCGAAACAATCGTGGTTCGTGAGCAGCGGCACCGCGACAAACGAGCACCGTTGCACTACTGCATGGCATAGGGCTGCGTCGATGCTGTGGACCACGTTCGCCGTGATGCCTCGGCTCGTTGCACGCGCTGACAATTGGCCCTTCTCTTGTGGTCGCTCTGCAAACGTCCAGCTCCTTGAGCCATGCAGGTCGGTGTGGACCCGCTGCTTCTTCTCCAGCTCAAACCCAAGCCTCAAAGGGAATCCACTGGGGCTTTCAAACTCGATGTACTGGTTCGCTCTCATGCACGTCCTGCTCACCTCCTTTAGCCATCGCTCAAGCTGCATCGTGCTGTCCAGTCGATCGCGAATCACACCCACGAACTTCTTCGCCATGTACCGCGCAGGACGCACGTATTCGTCATCCCATCTGGAGATCGGCAGGTCGGGCTCACGCTCTTGCAGCCATGCGATCAACTGATCAACCAACCCAAACTCTCGGCTGCCATACACACTCGTCATCACCGGCCCCTTAGCCAGCGAACGCCCCACGTCACGCTTCAGCCAAAACTCAGCGTTGCAACTCGCTCGATAATCCATCGAGTGCAGGTCACGATGAAGCAACGAAGAGATGTCCTCCGCCACGATCGAATAAATATCCGACCGGTCAACGCCCGCCATGTTCGTGGCGTGGCACAACTCAAAGTCACGCAGAAGCCCTGCGATGTGCCCAAGCCCTGAACAGGTCTGGTCCATCCGTATCGGCACCCCGCTCAGCCCACGGGGGTCCGCACAGTGCGCTGCGATGGCATTCGCCAGCTGCAGGAACTGCCATGGCTCCTTGGCGCTCTTCCACTCGTCCAATCGATCGAGCGGGTCCTTCGCAATGGCCTGCATCATCAACAGGTGTTCCTGCCCCCACCGCTCGCGCATCCGCCAGCTGCTGTTGATTCCGTAGTGCGTGGCCGCGGCGATCAACATCCATCGACGCGCCGCTTCATCTACCGGCTTCCGCTGCTTGAACTCCAGCAACGCCTTCTGATGGTCGGGGCCCTGGTGGCCGCTAAAGCGTGCGCCCGCATAGATCCGCCCACGCAGATCGAAATCATGCTCAAGCCATAACGGCAGCCCCTGCACCTCCTCCACTTGCCGGAGGGTTTCCTCCACACGCACACGCTTGGCAACATCAGCACGCGGTGAGAAGGCCCCCAGAGGCTCTCTACGCACCGGGAACAGGGGCAGGTTGGCTTCCCATGCCGCACGCTGTACACCGACCATCCACGGGTCAGCAACGAGCGCCTGTGATTCCAGATAGTTGATGACTGGCAGCGCAAGCTGCATTGATTCAGCGGTGATGTGGTCCATCGCCATCTGCCGACGGCTGGTCACCAACGCCCTCCCATCACGAAGTGGCCCTTCCCACGCCCTGGGCTTCACCAGACACGGCAGCTGACGTGCTGGTAACGCTCGCGGTGGCGACACATCCACCAGCTCCTGCACGCACTCCGTGGGCACCACCACGTCGTTTTCAAAACGCAGCAACGTGGTGCTGTTGGCCATCAACTCCAACAGCAGCAGCCCCAGCTCTCGGCACTCGTCCGCGGTCCACTGCTCGTTATGCACGCGCAATTGCCTCAGCGCACAGGCCTTCACGGCACCTTTGCCGTACTTCCTCCTTAGCTGCCGCAGCAGGGTTTCGCCCTTGGCTTGGTGAATGCGGATGGCCTTCAGCTCAGCGTTCAACGCCCTGCCAATACGCAGCGCCAACACCTTCTTCTTCAGGCGCCTGGTGATGGAATCAAGCACCACGCCCAGCGAGATGCTCGCGATCGAGCGGGGGCCACGGTTGCAGAAGTGCAGCAGAAGCGGCCATGCCGCATAGTGCTTGCCCGCGAGGTTCGGCTCCTCAATCAGACGACTGAGCAACGCATCGATGGACACCGCCACCACCTCTGCGTAGTTCTCGAATAACGCAGCGCCATAGCTGGTACGACCCTCCTTCCCGAGCTGTCTGAGCTGCTGGTGCTGGTTCAACGCACGCCAATAAGCGCGATCGGTTTCCCGCTGCCGCCGCTTCACCTCCAGCTGAATTACGTCATCGCTTGGTTCAAAAGGTGGCGCCATCGCGAAATCGCTTGGAATCTCGGCGCCTTTGTATCTCAGATGTGCAGAGGCAACGAGACCCCTTGTAACAACTGGGTTTACGAACTGCTGATCACTTGTGCAATTAGCTTCATCGCTGGAACCAGGCGATTCACTGGAGACGGGGCCAGTCATAGCAAGGGGTTTGGGCTGATGCTGCTGACCCGGCCACCCCGCTTTTCAAACACAAAATCCTGTCCATCGCCCGTCAGGCGATTCAATGTAAAGCTCTCAGTAAAGGGGCCGTTGGTATTCGGCCAGGAGGCGCTGCAGTCGCTCAACAGTGGCCAAGGCCTCAGCCGCCACCCGGTATGGGTCGGCGCCAGTCTCGGCAAGCTGTTTTCGCAACTCCCTAACCTCCGTTCGGTCCGTTGGCATGACTGCCTCCGGTGGGTTACACAAACATTAACAAGCACTGAAAGGCCATATTGGGGATGTCTGCACATGTGAAGAAGTGCCAGAGCTAAGCCACGAACTTGAAGCGCTGCACACCGCAGTGATTCGTGCTGTCCGTGAACGCATTGATAACGGCAGCGAAGACGAAGACGGCAACTGGAAACCCGTCAGCAACGATGACCTGCGTGTTGCCTTGCAGCTGCTCAAGCAAAACTCAGTCACCGCCAACCTTGCTGAGGTGGACGCCGCTGCTCTCAAATCCAGAATGGCCGGCAAGCTCAACTTCGCTTCCCTCAAACAGAAGGTCGTGCCGTTGCCTCTCACTGCCTCGGATTCACCTCCTGCCGCCTAATCCCCCCATAGGCCTTACGGCTGAACTGCGTCCTGACACCCATCACAAGCGCATCAATTGATTCGCCTGTGGTGTCCATGAAACACTCCAGTTCCCAATCCAACAGCTCGCTCTTGCGTTGCTTGGCCATCCGATGCTGGTCCTGCGCAGCCAGTTCAACGAAGAACTGCACCCCCAGGGCCAGCGCATCAATCCGGTCGTCATGAACCAAGGCACCACGCTCAATGGTGATTCGACTCAGCTGGTACATCAGTGAACGGATGTGCCCCTTCTCTGGGTCACGCTCAGCTTCCCGGTAGTCACTCCTGATCATTTCACCGCTCATCACCAGCCGGTGCTGCTGAACAACAGGCGCGAGCGTGTCCACAATCCGCCGCTCCTTCTGGATATTCACCCGCACCTCCTCGATGCCACACGGGTGAACCCGATTCATCACTGGCTGCAGCAGCTGCTGGAACATGCCATCACCGAAGTTGGCTTCCACCACCACCTGCGTGACATCCCACCGCCGCGCCCTGGCGGCCAACAGCTGAAGCACCTCCTCGCTATAGCCCTGCGTGGTGCCACCGCTTTCCAACACGAAGTAGTTGCCGTTGAACGCTGCAACCACCGCCCAGGCCAACTCGTCGCTACCGCGACCGCTTGGGTCAACCGCCAATACGCACTGCCAGCTCTCGTCCTTCCCAATCCAGTTCTGCATCAGCATCGGCCGGTGATACCACCGATCAGCACCAAGCCCTGTGCAAACCAGATCTTGAATCCGCTGGTCCGGCCCCGATGCCCAGCTGATCACCTCCGGCAATGCCTTGCCATCCAAATCAGTGACGATCAGATCGCCCAACCGGATGGGGTACTTATCTGCTGTTGAGAGCTGGCAATTCAACATGAACTGCAGCTGCACCGATGAACGAGTCATCGATGCTTCACGCTTCAACAGCTCGTCATGGCCAAACCGCTCAGGGTCCGTGGGTTCCCCCTCGATCGCTGGGTTGAGCTCCAGCTCAGCCGCGATGCCAGGACACAAGTTCCCGCTATACGGGTCGTACTGCGGATTGGCTTCTGGATACCGCGCTGGCCAGAACCGCATCTTGTAATTGCGCTCACGGTTCAACCGCAAATACAAGCTGGTCTCTAAGTGCGGTGTGCCCAGGAAGATCGTCTGCTTCGGTAGCTCACCCTCCACTTCAGGCTTCCTGATCGCTTCCAACTCCGTTACAGCAGACGCCAACCGCTCTTGCTTCAACGGCGTGATGGAATTAGAGAGGGTCTCAATATCATCGGCAATCGCGCAAGAACAACGCTTACCAGTCAATGACGGTGACAAGATGCCAACCGCTCGAACACTTGGCGACTGATCAACAATTGCTGGGCCTACATCCCAACCATTCACCGACCCACGACCATCATTCGCTGGTTCAAGACACCGAAGGATGTCAACATCACGCACCAACCGCAACATCCACGTTGAAATCTCAATCGCCTTGTCAGCCGTGGCACCTACCAACAACACCTTCTCGCGGAAGGGGTCCATGCGTAACCGCCACAACGCATAGATCCCCGTCAGCGTGCTCTTCCCACACCCCCGGTACGCAGTGATGATCTGCCTGTCGGGGCCGTTCTCCAGGTAATGGAGGATCCCAAGCTGTTGCTTGGTTGGCGTATCCGCCAGGTTCAATTCACGCAGTAAATACGTGGTGAAATGGCTGAGGGGCGCCAGCTCCTCCGGCAGCGGTTCCCACTGCATCAGCCGTCGTACACCGTAGAGATAGTGAATGGCACTGCTGCAGTCCCACCCAGCAAATAACCAGGGGCGTAGATCTTGTCGCCAACGGCATAACCGCCGCCCTGCATGCCAGATGGCACTGATACGTTGACCACCTTGCCGTCTTGTTGCGGGTCGCCATTGCCGATCTGAATCTCCAACACCAAACCAGCGCCTTGGCCACCAACCGCTGGAACGAAATAGTTGGTGCCATTCAAATCGTTCAGATAGTCATTACTACCAGGACCATCCATGTCGAGTGCGCCCACTTGGCCGCGGGCATGGTCAGGCACTGAGCCATGGACGGACCCAGCGATACCAGCGTGGAACCGCTCGATGTTGGTGTAGTAAGTCACGCAGGGGCAATGCACTACTGCAGACATCTTGGCAAACAAAAGCCCTGCCACCCAAACGAACAAGGCGACAGGGCTCTTGCACCAACCAACCACGGACAATGCCAATGGTCGCACCACTCCGGGTACCACCCCGGTGTGACCTCGCCACACTAGCGCGTTAGCTGCCAGCCAACCGCTTGCGATTGATTGAACCCGCA